GCCGGTCGCACTGGTGCGGTGGTGCTGACTAAGACGGATGTGGGTCTGCCTCTGGCTGATAACACCGCTGATGCGTCTAAGAACGTGGCTTCGGCGGCGAAGCTGACCACCGCCAGGACGATCAATGGGGTGGCGTTCGACGGCACGGCGAACATTTCCGTGCCGACAACGTATGGCACTACAGCCGGGACCGCGACTCAGGGTAATGACACCCGTGTCGTGAACGCTGTTCAGGGTTCTAACGCCGGCACAGCTTCTCCGTTGACGTTGTGGACGGGAACCAAGGCGCAGTATGACGCTATCGCCACTAAGTCAGCCACCACGGTGTATGTGGTGACGGGCACTCCGACGTATGACCCAATGGCGGGTTCTGCGGTGACCGCTGACCAGAAGCCGATCATTGAGCCGAAAGCAACCTGATGTTAAACGTCGGTAGTTCTACGGCGCAGGTTTATGTCGGTATCACCTTGGCATCCGAAGTGTATTTGGGCACCGTGAAGGTGTGGCCTGATAAGGCACCGGAGTTGTTCACGTTCCCGTATGTGTCGGGTCTTGCTACCCAGCACAACTGGAATATCCCTGCCGGGGCGAAGCACGTCGATCTGATCCTGTGCGGCGGCGGGGGTGGCGGCTCTAACGGCACCTTGGTGTTGGGTAACGGCAAGGGCGGCAGCGCGGGTCTGTGGAAGGGAATCCGCTTGACTCCCGGTGTGGATACCGCCCCAGGTTCACTCATACAGTTTTCGGTGGGTAACCCTGGTGAGGGTGGCGGTGCGTTGAACACACCGGGACGCGGTGGTTCGACTGGTGCTACCTATAAGACCAATTCGGGTGACACGCTGCCAACGGTGATCGGTGACGGTGGTAAGCCTTTGGATGCACCCGGCGTAGAGGGGGTTTCCTCAGGCAACTTCACCTACAACGGGTACACCTACCCCGGCGGTGCTGGTGGCGGTAACCCTGGCACCGGCCCTGGTAAACCTGGCACCGCACCCGGCGGCGGTGGCGGGGGTGGCGGTTCACAGTTCGCTACGCAGCTTGGTGCTGCCGGTGGTGGTGGTATCGCCTACGCCCGAGTTTTTTATTCCTAACTAACTACTTTCGGCCCGCCAGGAAGTCGAAAGATGCCAGAAAAGGTATTAGCTGTCCCCCACCCAGAACACATCCCACAGACAACGGGATATTTTTGTGGGCCGGCATCCTGCCAAACCACATTGCAAGTGGTTCTCAATGAGGTCATTGAGGAGCAGGAGCTTGCTAATGAGATGGGCACCACCGAAAACGGCACGAATCACATTGGGCTACTTGCTGATGCGTTGAATAACCACGCTCATCATTGCCGGTGGGAAGCGGTGTGGTTACAGGAAGACCCTCCTACTGCGGAACAAACGGAGCAATTTTGGACACACCTGAAAGCGTCGGTGGACGCAGGATTCGCAATGCCAGGAAACTGGGTATCCCCACCGGGGAACCATCCTGTTGCTGTTCGCGGGAGTGGCCCGAATCCGGGCTATTCGGGCACGATCTTCCACTACATCTGCTACGGCGGATACGCGGACGATAACGGGGCGCGTTACGTTTATGTCTACGATTCCGGTTTCTCCCCGTGGGAATACTGGGTGACATTGGAGCAGGCTATGAGCCTGATGCCACCGAAAGGTTATGTGTGGGCTTCTGCGGCACCTGAGGGTGTTCCTGCGCTGCCGGGTCCCGCACCGGAAGGTCCGCCAGAATCCGGAGAAGATTTCTTGAGTGTGTTAACCGCCGAAGAGCAGCAGGAAATGTTGTTCCTGTTGCGTGTACTTGCGGATGAGCGGTTCCCGTCGAGGTCACCGTTCAGGCACATTGGTGAGGGTCCTGTGGACACGGTGGCGGGGATGACCCTGAACACCGACGCATCCAGCCACATCATGCTCGTCATCCGGCTCGCGGAGCTTGGTGACGTTGCTGCCCTGGACCTGCTGAACGAGGTTGCAACCACCACCGATCCTGAGCGTGCTGGTGATGCGAAGCTGGCGCAGCGTGTGCTGACGGCTTTGCGTGCATCTCAGACTGTGGATCAGACACCGTATGACCGTCCCGCCGCCGCCCAACCACAGGCTCCTGCGGCACCTAAGCCGGTGCGTCCCGCAGGGGCACGTTGGCGGCTGTAATGGCCGGGGTGCCACCCATGATCCAGAACGCCTTCGGTGTTCGGACGTGGGGCGATGTTCGGGCGATGATCCACTCCGGTGGACCCGCTATCAGTTCACTGTTGGTGGGCTGGAACATCGTGGATGACAACAAGGCCACGTTGATCGCCGGCCTGCTCGTTGCGTTGGCGTCACCGTTGGCTGCGTACCCGGAGGCGGAAAATAATTTCCGTAAGTGGCTGTATGGGGTTGTGGCTGCGGTTCAGGCTGTGCTGATCGGCGTGGTTGGTGTGGTTGATTCGCCGTGGGTTGATCTGTTGGGTTCGGCGTTGGCGATCTTGGGTGGGATGGTGGCATCAGCAAATACCACTACCTCAACTGGGGTTATTGCGTTAAATAGTCGCGCACCAGACCATTCTGGTAATTCGGTTGTTCCGGTGGTTACGGAACAGCCTCATTCCCTGAACACAGGTGGGTGGCGTGGGCTATGACGATGCAAGCGAAGACGCTGCTCGCGAGTCTGGTCGGTGCGGCTTGGTTCTGCACCTATGTCCTGAAGGGGATACGCCCGGAGATTGATTTGGGTGTGGCACCTGATGCGTTGATGACCACCGTTGTGGGCTGGTTCTTCAATGAGAAGAGGAAAGAGGCGAATGCCGAATCAGAAGAATGATCTGTTGACCCTGTTGTTCCTGATCGTGGGTTTGGTTGCCGCCGTTGACTTGGTGTACGTGTCGGTGCAGCAGAAGGCGAATGAGCAGCAGGCCAGGGAGAAGCTGGACTGTGTTGTGCAGGTTGTTGAGGCAATCAAGGACCGGCAGCCGTTCCCTGAATGTGAAATCGCTTGGGAGAGATGATGCACCGTAACGATGTTGAACTGCCGCCGCGTTGGTGGTCAGGGTTTCAGCGTTCCCCGGAACACCGTCATAAATGGGATCGCGGCGACTGCTGCGGACAAGACGGGTTGGTTGTTCAGTTGTGTTTCGAGGGGATGCCGTCAGGTGTCCGGTTTCGGGGCGGCTGGATCAACAACCACCATTCGAGTGTGACCGTAGGAACTGAAGTGGAACGTAAATACACATGGCGGCGTTGACCGTCATCTAACGGAAGGGGCGGGGAGTGACAGTTGAACTACTCCCCGCTCCCCCGTATATCACCGGCCCGACGTGGCGTAAGACCGTTGACGGCCAGTGGTGGCTGCCCGAGCGCACCCTTGGTTGGGGTGTGTTGAATTGGTGGGCTTCGTATGTGAAGTCGCCGGGTGGCGAACACGCGGGTGAGGCTTTCATGCCCACGCTGGAACAAGCCAGGTGGGTGTTGTGGTGGTACGCCGTCGATGAAGACGGCAAATATTGTCACCGTAATGGTGTGTTGAGAAGGATGAAGGGGTGGGGTAAAGACCCGCTCGCGGCTGCGCTCGCACTGGTAGAGCTTTGTGGGCCGGTCGCCTTCTCACACTTTGAGGGTGACGAACCGGTAGGTAAGGCTAGGCACGCGGCGTGGGTTCAGATCGTCGCGGTGTCGCAGGAGCAGACGAAGAACACGATGTCGCTGTTCCCGGTGATGATTTCGGCGAAGCTGAAGGACGATTACAGCCTTGAGGTCAATAAGACGATCATCTATTCGGAGGTTGGTGGCCGCATTGAGGCGGTGACATCATCTCCGCATTCGATGGAGGGTAACCGCCCGACGTTGGTGATTCGTAACGAAACCCAGTGGTGGGTTGAGGCTTCGGCGGGTCACATGCTTGCCGGCGTCATCGAAGGCAATGTGACGAAGATTCCCGGCTCCCGCACCTTGTCGATTTGTAATGCCCACATTCCGGGTGAGGATTCTGTTGCGGAACGCGATTACGATGCGTTCCAGGCGGTGATGTCCGGTCAGGCTGTTGATGTCGGCACCTTGTATGACGCACTTGAGGCCCCGGCTGGTACTCCGGTGTCGGAGATTCCGTCGCAGCGCGAGAACCCTGAGGGGTATGAGGCTGGGGTTGAGAAGCTGCGTGAGGGCATCCTGATCGCTCGCGGCGATTCGTCGTGGCTGCCGTTGGATTCGATTGTTGAGTCGGTTCTTGATGTGAAGAACCCGGTCACCGAATCCAGGCGGAAGTTTCTGAATCAGGTGAACGCCCATGAGGATTCGTGGATCGCGCCGCGTGAGTGGGATGCGAACACCCGTCCGGGTGAGGAGCTTCTGAAGGGCGACAAGATCACCCTTGGGTTTGATGGTTCGAAGTCGAATGACTGGACGGCATTGGTTGCTGCGAGGGTTTCTGACGGGTGCCTGTTTCTGTTGGGTGTGTGGAACCCAGATAAGCATGGCGGCGAGGTCCCCCGTGCGGATGTTGATGCGACGGTTCGGTCGGCGTTCGAACGGTTCGACGTAGTAGCGTTCCGCGCTGATGTGCGGGAGTTCGAGGCGTATGTCGATCAGTGGGGCCAGGATTTCAAGAAGAGCATCAAGGTGAATGCGTCTGCGAATAATCCGGTGGCGTTCGATATGCGTGGTCAGCAGAAGCGGTTCGCGTTGGATTGTGAGCGGTTTCTGGATGCGGTGTTAGCGCATGAGATTGAGCATAACGGGAACGTGGTGTTGCGCCAGCATGTGCTGAACGCACGCCGGCACCCCACGAACTTCGATGCAATCGCGATTCGTAAAGCTTCGAAGGATTCCAGTAAAAAGATCGACGCGGCTGTCTGTGCTGTGTTGGCGTTCGGTGCGAGACAGGACTATCTGATGAGCAAAAAGAACAGGACTCGTAGAGCGGTGGTGATTAAGTAATGGCCGGTGCGGGTGATATCGACAAGATTCGCGACGAGATGCTGGACCTGTTCGAGCAGAAGCAGGAGGGGCTGAAGGACGATAAGGCGTATTACGACGCCGAGAAACGCCCGGATGCTGTTGGTATCGCGGTCCCGCCCGAGATGCGTAACTTGTTGGCGCATGTGGGTTATCCGCGTTTGTATGTGGATTCGATTGCTGAACGCCAGGAGGTTGAAGGGTTCCGCATGGGCGGCGCTGATTCCGCTGATGAGGAGCTTTGGGATTGGTGGCAGGCTAATAACCTGGATATTGAGGCGACGTTGGGTCACGCTGAGGCGCTGATCTACGGCAGGTCATATATCACGGTGGCGGCACCTGATCCGGCGTTGGATTTGCATGTCGATCCGGCTGTTCCGATCATCCGGGTTGAGCCTCCGACATCGTTGTTCGCCCAGCTTGATCCGCGCACTAAGGATGTGACGCAGGCGATTCGGGCTGTGTATGACGATGAGGGCAGCGAGGTTATCGCCTGCACATTGTATCTGCCTGAGTTGACGGTGCAGTGGGTGCGCGAGGAGGGTTCGTGGAAGGTTTTACAACGGGTGAATCACGGCATGATGATGGTGCCGGTCATCCCGATAGCGAATCGGACGAAGCTGTCGGATTTGTATGGCACGTCGGAGATTACCCCAGAGTTGCGTTCGGTTACGGATGCGGCTGCGAGGATTCTGATGGACATGCAGGGCACCGCAGAACTCATGGCTATACCCCAAAGGATGTTGTTCGGTGTTAAGCCGGAAGACCTAGGGATTGACCCGAATACGGGTGAGAAGCTGTATGACGCTTATCTCGCCAGAATATTAGGATTTGAGGACCCGGATGCTAAGGCGCAACAGTTCAGTGCTGCGGAGCTTCGCAACTTTGTTGACGCGTTGGACGCTCTTGATAGGAAGGCTGCTGCGTATACCGGGTTGCCGCCGCAGTATCTCTCCACGTCCTCTGACAACCCTGCTTCTGCTGAGGCAATTAAGAGTTCCGAATCCCGGTTGGTGAAGAAGACTGAGCGGAAGAACAAGATATTCGGCGGTGCGTGGGAGCAGGCTATGCGTGTCGCGTACATGGTGTCGAAAGGTGGGGAGGTTCCGCCTGACATGTTCCGGCTGGAAACGGTGTGGCGTGACCCATCGACTCCGACGTATGCGGCTAAGGCTGATGCGGCTGTGAAGCTGTATGCGAACGGTATGGGTGTGATTCCGCGTGAGCGTGCCCGGATTGACATGGGGTACACGATCACTGAGCGTCAGGAGATGGAGGCGTGGGATACCGCAGAGAACCCAATGGGTGTGCTTGCAGGTATGTATGGTGGTGCCCCGGCTCCGGGCGGGAAGGCTGCTACTGGTCCCGAGACTCCGACTCAGACGCCGGCTCCCCCGGCGAGTGAGGAGTGACCGCTGAGGAGTATGCGGCGTTACAGGCGGCTATAGCCGCCGCTGCTGTTGCATACGCCTTGCAGGTTGCCTCGTTGTTTTCGCAGGCGGCGTTGTCGGTGTCGGAGTGGGTTCGGTTGTTGCAGATTGTGTATCCGCAGGTTGAGCAGTATCGAACTCAGTCGGCTGAGTTGGCTCGCCGTTTCTACGATTCGCAGCGTGTTCAGTTTCATCCGGAACTCCCCCGGTATGACCAGTACACAGAGGATTACCGCATCGAATGGTTCGTGGAGTCGATGGAGCCGGTGCGGAAGAAGTATTCGCAGCCGAATACCCCTGAGCCTGTTGTGGCTGAGTTCGTGGCGTTGGTTGCGCGTGAGGTTGAGAACGCTGGCCGTCGCCAGATCATCCACGCTGTTGAGTCGGATGAGGCTGTGACGGTGAAGGTTCAGGAGTATCAGGAGCGTGTGAAGGCCCCTGAGCCTGAGCCGGTTGCGGAGGTTGTTCCGCAGCCTGTGGCCCGTTCTGAGCCGCCCAGGATTGTGTCGGGTGATCCCCGCCCGGTTCAGGGTTGGGCCAGGATCGCCACCGGGAACGAAACATGTGCCTGGTGTTTGATGCTGGTGTCGCGTGGCGCGGTGTACCCGTCCGCGAAGGCTGCCGGTTCGAAGTATGACAACGAAACTTCAATTGATGTGTTGGCCGGTGAGTCTGATATCGGTATTGAAGATTTGATGAATCAGTGGCACACCGGGTGCGACTGCAAGGTTGTGCCTGTTTTTGATGAGGCTGACTGGCCCGGTATTGAGGCGCATCAGCGTGCTGAGGCGCTTTGGAACGATGCGTATGACGATGCGGTCGAGTGGCGTGAACGCTACCCGGATCGTGTGCATCGAACAGGTAAGAACAAGGGCAAGAGAATCACGATCTATGAGGATCAGCTTCTTGCTTTGCGCCGCCGTGTTGACGGCGGCTTGATTAATTCCCAGGAATGGGCAGCTATCCAGGCTGCCTAAGTAGGTCCCGCCAGACCCTTGATGGGTCTTTAACGCCCAGGAGGCAAGTAAATGTCCGACGTAACCCCTAATGATGCTGCCCAGGCCCAGGTGGTCGCTACGCCTGCGGTTCAAGTTCAGGCACCTGAAACATTCTCTAAGGAGTATGTGCAGGAGCTTCGGAATGAGGCCGCTAAGTACCGCACGGAGAAGAACGATGCGGTTGAGCGTGCTAAGGCAGACATCATCAAAGACTACGAAGTGAAGCTGTCCGATAAGGAGCAGGCGTTCAGTGAGACTCAGAAGGAGTTGTCTGATCGCGCCCTTGAGCTTTTGAAGCTGAAGGCGGTTGTTTCGGCCGGCATTTCATCTGAGGACGCATTGGATGTTGTGACTCTGATCCAGGGTTCCGACGAGGAATCGGTGTCGGAGAGCGTCAAGAGGGTTAAGTCGCTGATCGGGAAGAATCCTCCGAAGGATCGTCCCATTGACCCATCACAGGGCACGGGCAATCAGTTGCCGTTGAACGGTGATCCGCTGCTGGAAACAGTACGCCGGATCGTCGGTGCCAAATAACAAAGAAAGAGAGATAGCCTAATGGCTGCTTACACCACCCCACCTACTGTTGCTAAGACTACTGACACGATGTTCTCCGGGTATCTTGACCCGGTTGTGTCGCAGGACTACTTCACTGAGATTGAGAAGGTGTCCATTGTTCAGCAGATCGCCCGGAAGATTCCTATGGGACCTACCGGCGTTCGTATCCCGCACTGGTCCGGTGATGTCACCGCTAAGTGGGTTGCTGAAGGTGAGCAGAAGCCTGTCACCAAGGGCGACTTCACCAAGCAGGATATCGCCCCGTACAAGATCGCCACGATCTTCGCGGCCTCGTCTGAGGTTGTGCGTGCGAACCCGCTGAACTACCTGAACACCATGCGGGTCAAGGTCGCTGAGGCTATCGCCCTGGCGTTCGACACCGCTGTTCTTGGTGGCGAAGGCCCGTTCGGTAACAGCGTTGCTGACACCGACAAAGAGGTCGATCTGGGCGACAACGCCTACGCCGCGCTGAACAACGGTTTGCAGCTTCTTCTTGACGATGGCAAGAAGTGGACCGGGACCTTGTTCGACAATCTGGCCGAGCCGATCCTGAACGGTTCGGTCGATCAGATTGGCCGTCCGCTGTTCATTGAGGCCACCTACACCGACATCAACGCCCCGTTCCGTTCGGGCCGTGTCCTGGGACGCCCCACCTACATCTCCGATCATGTCGCTGACGGCGACACCGTTGGTGTGATGGGCGACTTCAGCCAGATCATCTGGGGCCAGGTCGGTGGTCTTAGCTACGACGTGTCGGATCAGGCCACCCTGGACCTTTCCGCCGCAGGTGACGGCTCTGGCATCGTGAGTCTCTGGCAGAACAACTTGGTTGCTGTACGCGTGGAGGCCGAGTTCGCCGCCCTCGTCAATGACCCGACCGCGTTCGTGAAGCTGAACAAGGGCGCTGCCCCGAAGGCCCCTGCTTCTAAGTGAGGTTAAGGAGGACGGCTGACTTCACTTAGGGGTCAGCCGTCCCCTACCAAGGAAGGATTGGCGTGGTTCAAGTTCAGAACAAAATCAATTACGGCGTGGCATATGTGTCACAGGAACAGGCTGACCGTCTGGGTGCGGATTGGCAGGCCGGCAGCAGTCTGAAGCCGCCTCCGTTCGTGCCGCCTTGGGAGCCGAAACCCGAGACGCTTCCAGAGGAGCCGGAACCTACCCCGGATGAGCCGCTCATTGACGAGTATCCCGGCGAGTTCGAGTTCGTTGCTCCGGAGACTGTTCCGGCACCTGTTCCGGCCCCTAGGAAAGCCACCACTAGGAAAGCACCAGTCAAGAAGGGTTAGTCATGGCATACGCGACCGCCGAAGATGTTGCTGTCCGTTGGGCGCATGAACTGACCTGTGAGGAAGCCGCACTGGTAAATACACGTCTTGAGGACGTGGAGCGGATGATCCGCCGACGCATCCCCGATCTTGATGATCTGGTTGAGTCTGGTGACATCCTTGTCGATGATGTTGTTCAGGTTGAGTCCGACGCGGTGCTTAGGCTCGCGAGGAACCCTGAGGGATATTACTCAGAGACAGACGGCAACTACACATACATGCTTCAGAAGGACATTGCGTCTGGGAAGCTTGATATCACCGACGATGAGTGGGCCACCCTTGGTGTGTTCAAGGATCGGTTCTTCACTCTTCGCCCGTATGCCCAGGTTGATAGTGGGACGTATGCTCCTCCGACTGTTCCTCGTTCGTTGTGGCGCAGGGACATTGAGGAGATTCGTAAAAATTACCGGGTGATCGACTGGACACGGCAGATTTGGTGAGCCATGAGTCTGCTTGACACCGCGCAGGTTTGGATCACGGTGTACCCGGAGGAGATGGTTATAGACATCGACGGGAACACCCGCACACAACCCGCGAAGACCGGTATCCGCACTAAGGCGAGGCTTCAGGTGTTGGGTCAGTCGGGTACGTCTGCCCGACGCCAGGAGCAGGACAACGAGGGGTATGAAACGGAGAAGGTGTATACGATGCGCTTTCCCCGATCATTTCCGATCATCTTGGGTGCCCAGTCTCAGATTGAGTGGATGGGTCACCGTTGGGCGTTGTTTGGTGATGTGAACTACTACCTGAACTCCCGCCGCACCAAACATGTCACCTACACGATCAAGAGGTTCTGATGGCGGTTGTTTATGCGTCATGTAATGAAACGGTGCTGAATCTGCCGGGGCTGAAGGTCGGTGTCGGTGATTGCGCTATGAAGCTTGGCGCTAAGGCTGAAACGATTCTGGCGGTAGTCAGGGCCTCAACCCGGTGGGATCGCATTGATGAGCCTTCGGGTCAAACATTCATTGATGTCAATGAGACTTCTGATCCGCAGCATCCTGCTGACTGGCAGGTTGAGCTTCATGCGCCGAATCCGATTGCGTTGGAGTTCGGCCACCTTCCGTCAGGGTATTTCGCCGGCACTAGCACCCGTTCGCCTGAGGGTTTGTACATCTTGTACACAGCAGCCGGATACAAAGCACGCAAACGATAGGAGGACGTATGTCGCGGATGCCACGCATCAGCCCAATCGCCCTCCGTATCCTTCGGGACTCTCTGCCAGGTGTCACCGTCACAACCTGGGGTGCCGACATTGATTATCGGACATTTCCGCTAATCAACATTAGGCGTGTCGGTGGCAAGAGGCATGAGAGTAAACCGAATCTGCTGGCGTTTCAGGTGATTGAGATGACCTGCTACACCAATGTTGGTTTACCTGAGACTGAGCAGCTTTACGAGGATGCGCTAGAGGCGCTGTTCGAAGCCCAGAGGCTTCAAACGCTGTACCCGGAAGGGTACTTGCATTCGATTAAGGAAACGATGGGTGCAACCCAGTTCAGTTCCTTGTTCATGGACTCCTGGCGGGTCCAGGGGCTTATTCAATTAGGGCACCGCCCACTACAAAACCAGGAGAATATTCATGTCACAAAACGATAGTGCTGTCCTTACAGCGGCAGTCGGCTACATTTACACCGCGCCGGTTGGTCATCCCCGCCCGAGTCCGGACCAGATTTCCACTGGTGACCCGGAATCGTATGGCGCTCAGACGCACAGCCTGAAGATCACGGGCACGGCGACTGCCGGCACGTTCACCCTTAACATCCCGACGTTCACCGCGTTCGGCGGTGATCCGGTGGAGGCGGGTCCGGCTATTGAGGTCGATCCGGGTGCGGGTGTTGAGACTCCCGACGCGGAGGTTGCGGGTACGCCGAAGTCCGGTAGCAAGGCCACCAAGCCGGTGGACGCCGCTGTCGGTGAGGTTGATCCCGCAGCGGGTGGGGTTGTTCCCGCAGCCGGTGGTGTGACCGGTCCTATCAACTTCGATGCCACTGCCTCTGATGTGCAGTACGTGTTGGAGCGTGTGCCGGGTATTGGTTCCGGCAGCGTCAAGGTCAGCGGTAAGAGCCTCAAAGACGGTTACACAATCTCGTGGATCGGCATTCATCACGGCAAGACGATTGTGATGAACGTGGGCACCAACTCGCTGACCGGCACCACCCCGGTGCCGGTGGTTGCGGTTGTGTCCGCTGCCGGTGGGTGGAACCCGCTGGGTCACACTTCACGCGATGACCTGCCCGAGTTCGGTTACGACGGTGGCGATAAGGAGATTCGCGGCACCTGGCAGAACGAGTCGCTGCGCGAGGTCACCACGAAGCCGGTCGAGGACTACCTGACGATGCTGTTGCAGCAGTTCGACACTCAGTCCTTCGAACTGTATTACGGCAAGGACGCTTCGCCTGCGAGCGGTGTGTTCGGTGTCGCGAACAGCAACCCGGTCGCGGTCGAGAAGGCACTGCTGGTGATCGTGGTTGACGGTGACACCAAGATCGCCTTCTACGCACCGAAGGCTTCGCTGCGCCGGGACGATTCGATCAGTCTCGCGACTGACGAGTTCGCCTCGTTGCCGGTTCGTGCAACCTTCTTGAAGCACGGTTCGGTGAATAAGTTTGAGTGGATCAGCAAGGAACTGTTCGTCTGATCCGCTCTGTTTGACCGGGGGGGAGGGGTGTCTTGGCGGGCCTACCTCTCCCCCTCGTCCCGCCAACTAACAACAGGCCCGCCTATAAACATTCAACGAAAGGTCCGCTATGGGAAACATTTTCACTCTTGACGCTATGCGCGAGGAGATTGAGCGGGAGTTCGCCCCGTTCCAAATTGAGGTCGATGGTAAGACCCTCACCCTGAAGAATCTGCTGCGGGTTCCGCGCAAGAATCGGGATGAGGTTTACACGCTGCTGGATGAGATGTCTGAGATTCAGCGTGCGTCTGAGGAGGATGACACTTCGGGTCTGTCTTCGACTGAGAAGTCCGCGAATATCGCGTTGCATATCATCCCGCTGGTCGCTGATAAGCCTGTGTTGGCTGAGAAGCTGGTCGAGGAGATTCAGGATGATCTGGCGCTGACGCTGCGGGTGTTCTCGTCGTGGATGGAGAAGACCCAATCGGGGGAAGCCGGGGACTCGCAGAGCTAGTTGACGAGTACGGCGAGTATCTGGTCGCTGATCTTCAGGAGTATTACGGTGTGGACCTCAGGGACATTTTTGTCCCTGAGGCCCACCTAACTCCGTTGTATGTTCTGGTTTTGATTCGTGGCCTGCCTGATGATTGCCGTTTCAATGCGGAGCGTCGTGGCGGTCAGGAGTTCCGGGGCTGGAACATGGATCGGTACGCCACTGCCGCTGTCGTGAACGCTGTGCGAGGTTTGCAGTACACGTATATCGCTTCCCATTCGAAGTCTAAACCGAAGCCACCTGAGCCTTTCCCTATTCCTGATAAGCGGACCCGGAGTAAGAACCGTGGTCCTGGTTCATTTGCTTTTATTGCGGCGCAAAAGCTCGCTGCGGCTAAACGAAAGGGCGAGTAATGACCGCACCCGGCGCATCTGGTAATACTATTGGTTCGGTTAATGTCAAGGTTGAGCCTGACCTTAAGGGTTTCCGGGCGCTTGTTAAGGCGGAACTCGAAGCTGTCGAGAAGCTGTCGGCGGATGTCAATATTCTTCTTAAAACTGTGGGTGCCGCTAAGGCGAAGGCTGATATAGCTGCTGCTGCTGCGGATCAGACGGCGAAGATCAACGTCGTCACTGATGACCGTTGGCAGAAGAACATGATGTCCGACATCAATAAGGTGATGTCGGCGGCTACCCTTAATCTGAAGCCCACGATTGAGGATGAGGCGATCCGCAATGAGCTTGCGGATTTAGAGACTACTTTCAAGACGTATGTTGCTTCGTTCGATGTCAACCTTGACAAAGACCGGGTTGTTAAAGACCGGCTGTTCATTGAGCGCGAGCTTGACCGGATCAGGGATCGGGCAAAGGATATCCCTGTCCGTCTTGATGTTAAGTACGATCAGGCGGCTAATGATCGTTTGATGGAGAACATCAGCAAGGGCCGTAGGGCTGCTGAGGCTAAGGCGGCGGCGGAAGCTGCCGCCGTTGCCACGAAGGAAGCGCAAGCTAATCTTCGGGCTGTCGAGAAGATGTCCGATTCCGGTGTTGACCGTGATAATGGCCTGAAAGGCATTCGCGAAGACTTTGAACGCTTTATGTTTCGGATGCGGGTTGCTCGCGCCGAATCTGAAGATATGTGGAAGCGGCTAGATGTTGAGCTTTACCCGAAGCCTAAGTGGACAGATTTCAGTGGTACTCGTGACCGGATTCAGGGGTTGTTCCGCAGAATCCCGGTGTCCTTTGATGTGGACCGGGACGGCGGTTTAGGCCGTGCGCTTGTTCCTTTGCAGAAGGTCGGCGCGGGATTATCTTTGGGTATCGCCGGTGGCCTTGCCGGCGGATTAGCTGGCATTGCTAAAGGTTTCGATCTTGTTGGCGGTGCCGCAGGTAAGGCCGCGAGTTTCATTGGCTCGTTTGGGCCTCTGATTTTGACCATAGCTGCCGCTGTTGCGGTGCTTCTGCCACCGCTGCTTGCGTTGGGTGCCGGGTTCGCTGTGCTGGCACCTGGGTTGCTGGCGATCCTCGCCCCTATCTCCGCTGTCGCGTTGGGGTTGGATGGGATTAAGCAGGCCGCTACTGACGCCGGGTTGTTCGAGGACGAGAACGGTGACAAAAAGGGCGGCGGCGCTCTGGGCGCATCGTTGGATGCGATCAAAGATAAGGTCAATGAGACATTCAAGACCGGTCTGAAGCCCGCGTTCGAGAACATCAAGCAGATGTTTGCGAACGAAGAGTTCCAGGGTGTGTTCTCTGGTGTCGCTGACGGCTTGTCGAAGATGACCCAAGGGTTCACTAATGCTATCTCTAAGGGTCAGGGTTTCGCTGACCTGAAGAACATCATTAAGAATGTTGGTGAGGGGTTGGCGCAAGCCGCCCCTGGTGTTGAGGCGTTCACGAACGGCTTCCTCAGGTTGGTGTCCGGCATATCAGAGAAGTTCCCAGGATTAGGTGACTGGTTCACCGAGCTTGGTCAGAAGTTCTCCAAGAACATGCTTGAGTGGACAACGATCCCTGAGGATAATGGGTTCACTAAACTCGAAAACCTTATTACGAATGTCCGGACGGGCATTGAGGGTTTGACGAATGTGTTCCAATCGTTCTGGGACCAGGGTTTATCGGATATCTCTGACCCTAATTTCGGTTCGGGTATGCAGAAGTTCTTTGACGGCGTGGCAACATTTGTCAGGGAGACTCTGCCGGGGCTGTCTGAGGGCTTCAAGGCCATAGGCGACTTCGTTAAGACGATTGAACCTGCGCTTCGGGTGCTGGGCTTCGGCGGCAACGTCGTTGATGTTGTCACCAGCCCGAATGAGTTCCTTGAGGATGTCAAGAAGCGTGCTATCGCGGCGCAAGATGCCGGCGGTAACTGGAAAGATATCATTGCCGCAGCCTTGACTGAGAACGGTGACGGCGGCATCAAAGGCGACATCAATGCGATGTTCGGGCTTGAGATTACCGAGCCTATGCTTAAGAACGCCGCCCAGACCGGCAAGCAGACCGGTGAGGTTTTGTTGTCGGAAACCGCCAGGTCTATGGCTGAGGCGGCTAAGACCCGTGCGCTTACCCCTGAGGAGTTGTTGGCGGGTATCGCTGCGGAGCAGCAGGCTAGGGCTACCGGGCAGCAGATCGGCACCCAGGTCACTGAGGGTGTGCAGCAGGGTGTGACTGCCGCTCAGGGCGGTACGGGCGTTCAGGGTGCTATCACTCAGCAGTTGGGGACACCTGAGGCTCTTGCTGAGGCTAACCAGGCCGGTCAGAATGTTGGGCTTGAGATGCTGAGGTCGATTCAGCAGTCGATGCAGGGCGCTAATGGTGAGGGTGGCGCTGGCATGACCTCAACCATTATGAATGGTTTGAGTGCAGAGCTAATCAACATGTCGGCAATGCTGACCACTGAGATGAACAAGCTGGCTATCCCGATCCAGACCTCGTTCACCACGATCAAGGGTGCGTTGGATACTGGGTTTGGGGCGATGCAACTGCTGATTACCTCAAGGGCATCCGCGTTGAAGGATGGTATCGCCAACGCATTCGGTGGCACAGGCGGTTCGATTTCGACAGCTATCACTAATGCGCTGCAAGGTGTGCCGCAGGCGATCACGAACGCCATGAAGATCGGTGAGTCTGTCAACAATGCGATGAACCAGGCAACGGAAGCTATCTCTATGAGCGGCGGTGCTGTCACGGCGGCGATGACCAAGGCATTCTCCGGGGTGCCTGGTGCCATTGAAGGCCAAATGGCTGGTGCTGTGGGCATCGTGAGCGGGTTCATGTCGCAGATTATCGGGGCTATCTTGTCCTTCGGTGGGGGGATGCGAGCCGCAGGTTTGTCTGTGGGTGCTTCGTTCGCTCAGGGGTTGGCTGAGGCCGGACCATTGGTGCAGTCTTCCGCGTCAGCGTTGATGGGGATTGCTAAGGCGTTCTTCCCCAACTCCCCCGCTAAGGAGGGTCCGTTCTCCGGTAAGGGCTGGGTGCTGTATTCCGGCCAAGTTATCGG